AATTTATGATCAGAGACAATTAGAGAGGGCTTGATGCGGAAGAATAACGGTCTTGAGGGTTTTCTCATGCTACTTATCGTAGTGACCTTACTTATCAAGGCAGCACTTATCGCAGGCATTTGTTTGGCGGTATTCTTACTTTACAAGACGCTGACAAAGGATTAGAAAATGTTTGAGAGAATTCTGGGCAATTTGAATCATAGAGTGTCCACAGAGATCTCCCCACGAAACCCATTGAAGTACCTCAAAGAAGTAAACTTAGAGGCCCACATCGGGAACATAATCGGAACGGTCTACTTGTATACAAGACCTAAAAAAGGGCTGAACCCCGCACCCTTATTTCTAACCGAAACGATTTGCGCGATTGGCCGCAAACTGCTTTCCCAAGAAAGTAAACAAAAAGATACTGCCCTAGCCGCGAAGACCGGAGCGTTTATTTTATACAGTTTCGAACAGCTCGGCTATATCAAAGTAAAAATAGGCCCGAGTGGCAAAGGGCGACACGCCACGTATCTTGTGGAAGTTGTCGACGACGAGGGCATCCAAAAACTTTGGGCGCAGTTACCTCCGGCCACTATTCAAAAAATACCTTCAGAAACCCCTTATGCTGATTGGGAGAGCTTCCGCCACGAGACAGGAGCTCTGTTGGTCAAAACAAACCACAAGATACGCGAAACACTAACCCCAGAAGACCACCCGCTTGTGTTTGAAACAGTAAACAAGTCCCAGCAGACAGGCTGGCGGATCAACCGGGACGTTTACGAGATCCATTTATGGGCCTTCCGAAACAGAGCAGCTGCGTTCAATAATATCTGGCGCGCCCACAGCTCTGAAGCGCGGTCCACTAAAATGAGAGAAACGCGAGCAATTAGCAACATCGCCGCCAGGTTCTTACACAGCACTTTTTACCACTTGTACACGTTTGATTTTCGAGGTCGCAAGTATGTTTCTACAGCGTACCTTAACGAGCAAGGCTCAGACTTAGCCAAAGGGCTACTACTGCGAGATGACAAGAAGGCTATCGGAAAACAGGGCTTCTTTTGGCTGTGCGTGAGTATCTCTTCCAATTGGGCAGGTGACGCCGGAAGAGAGGACGAGGCAAAAACAGACAAGATACCTTTGAAAGACAGGTACATGTGGGTACTTGACAACGAAGAGATAATTGTCTCCTATGCCGAGAATCCGAAAGTAAATCAGAACTGGATGAATGCAGACAAGCCTTGGCAGTTTTTAGCGGCATGCGTTGAATTCTTAAAGCTGCGGCTACACCAAATGGGGGATTCAGACGACTACTCCTATGAATCCCACTTAGAAGCGTTTGTAGACGGAACCAACAACGGAAGCCAGCATCTTTCAGCTTTAATGCTAGACGAAATAACCGCCCCTCACGTTAATCTTGTGCCTTCAGAACTTCCCGGTGACTTGTATATGTTTGTGGCACACCACATGTGGGCAGAGCTAGACCGCGCAAAAGCCGAGATGTCGGGGAGGGCTATTAAGACTGCCGAAAAATGCATAGACACGATCATTGAAATCAAAAAGCGAGTGCATGCCACGGAGCCCCGGACCGAGACGCGAAAAGAGCTAGTCAAAGAACTCTTAGCGTACCGAGAAAAGTACAGAGCCATATTAGTGAGAGCCGCTCCTGTTTTCTGGTTAAGAATCCACGACTCAAAGCACAAGCGGAAAGTTGTTAAAAGAGGAACTATGACTCTTCCGTATGGAGCAAAGCCCTACGGTCTTGGCGAACAGGTTATCGATGACTCAAGGCGGCACGGCATAGAGTTACTGACTTTTATGGAGCACTCCTGGGGTGCCTATCTGGGGAGAAGCCTCTTCAAAGTTTGCGAAACTTGTCTGGAAAGGCCCATGCGTTTGCTGTCTACTTTTGAGCAAGCGGGCAAAGCTGCCGAAAAAGCCGGTGAGTTTCTTTCTTGGACAGTACCGCTAACGCACTTCCCGGTAGTCCAACATTACGTTGAAGGAGAAGTTAAGAAGACCTGGGTACAATACGGACCACCGTCGGGGGAGAAAAAGAAAACCGGCTATTACGAAAACACTCTCCAGCTCAGTATCTCTTATCTGGAGCTTCCAAAACCATCTAAAGGGAAACAATCACAAGGAGCATCCCCAAACATTATTCACAGTCTTGACGCAGCCCACTTAACTGTTACAAGCTGCCGCGCCAATTTTCCCGTGACAACCGTTCACGACTCTTTTGGCGCGCTGCTGGCTGACATGGACGATTTATACACAATTGTTCGTGAGTCCTTTTTAGAGCTTTACCAAACAGAGCCCCTAGCTGCTATCTTTGAAGACATTGGCGCAGACGACGCTCAGCTAAACAAAGGCACATTAGACTTATCTTTAGTACTTGACTCGGAGTATTGTTTTTCATGATCATAATGAAATCGCTGGCCGACATTGAGGCCCTAGAAAACCCTGAAATAAAAGAAGTGGCAATGAAGCAATATGATCTCTGCTTCAGAAATTTTGTGGATGATCCGGAAGAAGATCTTACGATGGACCACATGGGCCATCTGGTGTACATGGAGTCTTCGGGAGAGTTGACGCAGGATTATCCGGAAGTTGAACTTCTGAAAGAAAGTGGGCATATGCTCAATTTAGCTCAATTTCCATCTGGCACAGAGTTCGTCAGATGGGAATACGCCGAAAGGTCGGGTAACATCTGGCAAGTCCTGGTACTTGTTAATGATGGCTTTGGCAGAATCTTCTTGTTCAGCGATGACCTAGAAATGCCGCCCGAGCTCCGGAGCGAGCTGGACGAATGGGATGCCGCGTAGTTTTTCTCGCGCATCTCGCTTGATACTGCCCGTTAATTTAACCCGGCGACGGGCTTTTTAAATGACTGTTAAATGACTAAGGTAATAACATGATTCTCAGAAACTGTGAAATTTGGTATCCCCAGGTTAATCCGAAAAAACCGAACACCCGCTTCAGCAAAGTGAAACCTTCTTGGGACGTTCAGTTGCGCACCACAGATAAAGTACAAAAGAAAGAGTGGGAAGCGGCAAACATCAAAGTGAAAGCTATTGTGCCTGACGAGGGCGAGACATATTTCTCTGCGAATCTTCGTAAAAAGTGTGTCAAAGCTGACGGTTCCAACGGCGCTCCGCCGACAATTATCGACGGCGAGCTCAACGACGTGGATCCAACGTCAATCGGCAACGGCTCTATCGGCCACGTCCGCGTGTACCAATATGAAGCGCCGAAAGACGAAGGCGGGACTCAAATTGTTTCAGTCTTGATGGGTATTCAACTGGTACACCACATTGTTTACGTCCCAAAAGTTCACGACGATGATTTCGAGGAGCAGGAAGGCGGTACCACAGTTGTAAATCCTGAGCCTGAAGAAGCTCCTCCGGAAAAGAAAGAAGACTTGAAGAAAGAGCCGACAGCAGATTCAGACCAAGCCAGAGAAACTCCGAGGTTTTAAGAGAAATGCGCTACACAATTGATGTGATGTTAAAAACCGAATCAGGTGAATACCGAAGAGTTGCCACCACAACAGACCCGCATTTGACTGATTTTTTGGCAGACTTTAAAAGTCAGACTTTACTAGGTTTGTTCAACAATTATATCTTGCATGTGACCGATCACTCTGAAAAAACAACTTTTGCGATGCACGATCTGGACGCTTACGAGAGTTGGATACTAGCATTGGAAAGGTACCAGTGGCATCGCAGCAGCACACAGATGCCGCCTGGGGTTGAGAGCATTCCAACAGACAAAGCAGTTAATCCGGATTACTACCGGGGGATGCTTAAAGGACTGCCTGATCTTGGCTGGCTTGACATCGAGAGCCGCAAAGAAAAATACAGCAACCCTGTTGTCTTCCTCGCCGCAGTTGATCTCCAAGAATCCAAGTATATGGAGCGCCTGGGCAGAAAAGACAGTCCGCTGCAAGAGCGCAAAAAGAGTTTGTTTTACAAAATGTATGCAATACTTTACATGGAAAACAATTGCCAGCCTATTACAGCAGACCTGGTTCACACGTGGCTAGCAGCCATGCCTTCCATGCCGGGCGAATGCATGTAAGCCTAAGAGGGGGGAGGTGAAAACCTCCCTATTAAGAACATGTCAAAATACGTATTCGATATCGAAACGAATGGCTATCTCTGGATTTTTGATCGCTGCTGGATAGTTTACCTTCAAGACATTGACACAAAAGAAAAATTTTACTATCTTGAAGGCGATGAAGGCTGGCGTGAGAAGCTCGGCAAGGCTGAGGTTGTTATCGGCCACAATATAATTGGCTTCGACCTGCTAGTGTTGAAGCGACATTTTGATTTTGACTTGCCTCATAGCTGCAGAATACACGACACCCTGCTCATGAGCCAAGTGTTAAATTACAAGCGTTTTGGGGATGCCGGCCATTCTCTTAAAGTTTGGGGTTTATACTTTGAGTACGACAAGCTTGACTTTGAAGATTTTCACGAGTACTCGGAAGAAATGTTGCTGTACTGCGAAAGAGACGTAGACTTGAACTTAAAAGTTTATAACTATTTGCTTGAAGAGTTTACAGGCCTGGCCAGTGAAAATGCCAACGTAGTTCATTATCTTCAGGCAGAACATGCAATTTCAAGTTGGTGCGCAGAGGCAGAATGGTACGGATGGCCTTTTGATGAAGAATCCGCAAAAGTCTTGTTTGCGGAGATGACAGACAAAATTGCGAGCACAACAGAACTCTTGGAATCAAAGCTCGGTATCAAGACAGTTGCCGTCGATGCTTGCAAGGGCGAAGTACCCGCAAAAGAGCCTAAATGGAAAAAGAACGGCGATTACAATCAGCACACCGCAAACTGGTTTCGAATTGATCCCGAAGAGGGGCAGGAAGATGCAGGACGATTAGTTGACGGTTCTTATAGTCGTGTTGAGTTTCATCACCTCAAGCTGAGCTCCGTCGCCGACGTCAAAATATTCCTCTTCAGAGAAGGCTGGGTGCCAACACAGTACAATTCAAAGCAAAACCCAGTGACGTTTGAGAAAGTCCGAACAACTCCAAAAATCACCGACGATTCTCTGGAGTTTCTTGGCGGCGACGGCAAGTTGTATTCTGAATATCGCACTATCAGATCACGTCACAGCATCCTCAATACTTGGCTTGAAAACATAGGCGGAGACGGCTGTTTGCGCGGTTCCTGCTTCACCCTTGGCACCCCCAGTATGAGAGCCCGTCACAAGATTGTTGTAAATGTACCTTCCAGCGACTCTCTTTACGGCCCTGAAATGCGTTCTCTGTTTAAAGCCGACAAGGGCTGGAAAGTAGTTGGCTGTGATTCTTCAGGCAACCAAGCAAGGGGCCTTGCGCATTACTTGAATAATGACGAATTTACTCGAATTTTACTACACGAGGACATTCATACTTATAATGCGAGTAAGCTAGAAGAAGTGCTGGGGAGCATGGGCATTGACTGGGATCAGTACCTTGTGATGCAAGGTGCAAAGGCTGACGCAGAACACAGTCTTGAAGAAGTCCTCGCCGGAAAGAAAAGAAGTGCTGCAAAGCGTATTCTCTATGCTTTCCTTTTCGGGGCCTCTGGCGGAAAACTCTGGGGTTACATTTTTGGCGTACAGAAAGACAAACAAGGCAACACACTCAAGAAAGGCTTTACCGCAGCCGTCCCAGGGTTTAAAGCTTTGCTGGAGAAGCTGGCGAAAGTTTATCGGGCGACGTCAACAAGAGGTAACAATAATGGATACATTCCCTCGATTGGCGGCGTTCGAATCTACGTAGATTCCTTCCACAAACTGCTCGTATACCTTCTGCAGTCGTGTGAAAAAGCAACATGTGCAGGCGCTTGTTTGCTTTTGAGACGCTACTTACAAGAAGAAAAAATCCCTTACAAGCCATGCATATTCATGCATGACGAACTGGACTTCCAAGTACCCGAAGAGTTTGCTGAAAGAGCCGCTGAACTAGGCCAAAAAGCTTTCCAAGAAGGCCCTAAGCTGTTTGGAATCACAATCATGGATGGCGAAGGTAAAACCGGAGACAACTGGTATGAGGTACACTGAACATGTGTCAAGTCGTTCTCGTAAACATCAAAACTGAAGTAGAGTGGCAGCTGGCGTTCCAGGCCATTTGCCATGCTGACGCAGATAAGAAAGTAAAGCTCACATTTGGGACGCCTGAAGGCGACATCTCGCTCTCAGTACAAAGCAAGGCGCAACAAACAGTTATAAGGAAAATCAAATGAGTGAAATCATAGATGAAGGTTGCTCTTGCCACATCAACCCACCTTGCGAGTTCTGCGTACAAACTTACGAGTGCGTAATCTGCGCAGCGCGCGTTACGGCAGAGGAGGAGTTAGAGGGCGCAGTTGAAAGTGAACGTTGTAACAGATGCTACATGGGACTTCAACAAGATGCATGACTGCGTACATATCGTCGGAGAAGACGCTAACGACTATCGCCTTACTTGCTGCGACACTGATGTAGAGATGGCCACCCTGGAGGGGCGCTGCGTGACGACTAATGCAAAGGCCGAAGAGCTCGCCGCTTTTTTACAAACCAGCGTAGAGATTGCTCAAGAGCTTATTGAAGTATTGTGCAGGAGAACAGCATGTTAGTAATTTTAACCGACGGAGACGTCGTTGCCCATATGGCCTGTGAAAGAGCCTGGGGCGAGAAAGTGGAGTATTTCAGACTGCACGGGATTGACATGGACCGGTTCAAAGGCGCAGCAAGCATCCCCGGCTACAGCCCAAGAGACGACGTCAAAACCTGGGGCAAGTGTGTAAACTTGTTTCACAGCATTCTCAAAGATTTGTCAGAGGCGCTTTTCAGCGACAACATGTTGATGGCAATGAAAGACGGAAAGAACTTCAGAGACCGAATATACCACGAGTATAAAAGAGATCGCGGTAAGTGGCGCATTCCGAATCCTTTTGTCCAGATGATCCGGGATTACGCTGTAAAAGAGGGGTTAGCGTTACATGCTGGCGACAAAGAAGCCGACGACTTACTTCGTATTTGGGCTGAAGAGTGTAGATTTTACGACATACCTTTCGTGGTCGCTTCCATTGACAAAGACCTAAAATGCATTCCCGGAAAACACTACAACCTCAAGAAGAAAGTGCTGGAAGAAGTCACTGACCTCTCGGCCATGCAGCTCTACTATTCACAGCTGCTGTCAGGCGACCCTACTGACCATATCCCCGGACTGCCTCGAATTGGCCCTGTCAAAGCTCTTAAGGCTATCGAACACTGCGACACACCTGAGCAGTGCCAGGAAGTTGTCTGCGGTATGTACTTTGAGGTCTATCATGGGGAGTGGGAAGATTACCTATTAGCGAATGGTAAACTAATTCATATACAGAAAAGTTGGAACGACTACTTCACGCTGAAAGAGTGGCCCTTTGTCATGGAGATGCGCTGATGCGGAAAACTGTGGTGGTCAACAAGAACTATCAGCCGTATGATGTCTACATCGGGCGCGGCTCCAAATGGGGTAATCCTTTCATAATCGGTAAAGACGGCTCCCGCGAAGACGTTGTTGAGAAGTTTAGAGCGTACTTCGCAGAACTCCGCAGGGGAACTAAAATAACAGATCGTGACATTGCTGATTTGTTGGGGCTTCGGTTGGGCTGCTTCTGTAAACCCCGACCTTGCCACGGTGACGTCATTGTGGAAGAATTAGAAAAAATTATCGAAAAAAGGAAAGCAGATGCGACTACCACAGCCCCCGCAAGGTTTTAAAGGCGCTCTACCGGACTTCAACAACGGCCACTGGCAGTTTCCCGCGCAAATGGGTAAAGGCTCCGGTTTCGTTTACGTGATTCGGGATAACTTTCTTAAGCGCTTTTATCTAGGTAAGAAGAGTTTTAAAACCAGGTCAGGGGTTGAGACGGGTTGGAGGAAATACACGTCGTCTTCCAATATCTTAAACGAAATGTTCGAGCATCGCCCGCGCGAAGAGTTTGAGTTCTTCTGTTTAGAAGAGTACAAAACCAAAGGAACTGTGGGCTACGCTGAAACTTGGTCGCTTTGTTTAGTTGAAGCGCCTACTACAGACATGTGGTACAACAAGCGAATTGAGAAAGTAACCTGGAAGGTGAAAGAAATGATAACTGACAGACATAAAGAGAGACTCAATAGAATTCTAAATATGGAGGCACCCAATGGCAACTAAATACCTGACCGCCCTCGCGGCCCTGGGCTCAGTTATTGGGTTCTTTTTCATAGTTGCGGGTAACCTAGTTATTGCGACAGAGCTTCTAAGGCTTATCCCAGATCAAGGCCTTCTGGGCCTCAAGTTAGTAGTTTTCGGGCTCACTAATATTCTTATCCTCAACGCAGTGAAGTAACCTCATGGGCAGGATAGTTGGAAAGAACCGTCCTTGTCTATCGTGCACGTCATCAGATGCGCTGCAAATTTACGAGGACGGAGGCGCTAAGTGTTTCTCTTGTGAAAAAGCATTTACAAAAGAGCAAGTTGTAAGCGGAAAGGTTGATGTTCCAAAACCGCCGCCACCCAGCCCTAAAAATTTCACAATGAAGCGGAGAAGTGCTGCAGAAATTTTAACCTACAAAATAAGAGGGTTTGAAGCAAGAGCTATAACTAAAGACATAACTACGTTTTACGGCGTTCGCATTTCGTACAACGAAGATGGAAACATTGATCACCACTACTATCCGTACGAGAGCGGAGAGAAGAATAAAATACGAAAACTTCCAAAAGAATTCAGTTGGGAGCCCAGCGGCTCAAAGATGCTCTTTGGGCAGGAACATTTTAACGGGGGCGGCAAAAGGCTGATCATCTGCGAGGGTGAGTGCGACACACTTGCCGTAGCCGAAGCGTCTTATCGGCGCTACAATAAGTTTTACCCTATTGTAGGTATCTCTTCGTCAGCCATGGCCGAGCACCTAGTCGAGCATCGCTCTTGGATCCGCTCTTTTAAAGAAGTCGTAATCTGTTTTGATGAAGACGACGCAGGCCACAAAGCTCAAAAAATAGCCGCAAAAATAGTTGGTTACGACAAGGCACTCATCACAAAACTACCCAAGAACGACGCAAACGAAGTGTTAGTGGACTTAGGCGAGAAAGCCCTGATGAGTTGCATTTTTGACTCTGCCTCCTACACACCTTCGGGGATAATCAAGAGAGATGCCATATGGGCAGCGATTGAAGCGGCAGACACAGTTGTTTCTATTCCCTATCCCCCTTGCTTAGCAGGCTTAAACTCGAAGATAAAGGGAATGCGCGGCGGCGAAATAGCGCTATTTATCTCCGGAACAGGCAGTGGCAAAAGTACTTTGATGCGTGAAATAATACTGCATACGCTAGAGACTTCTGAAGAGCGAGTAGGCATAGTGAGCTTAGAAGAGTCTCCCGGAGACACAGGAAAAGCGTTAGCAGGAATGCAGTTGCGTCGCAACAGAGCCATAGAAGAGATACCTTTGGCTGAATTGAAAGTGGGATTTGATCAAGTGTTTGCGGGTGATCGCTTAGAAGTACTAGATCACCAAGGCTCTGTCAGTGACGGCAGTGTGATGGACCGATTAGAGTACATGTGTCTAGTAGGCTGTAAGAAACTTTTCATAGACCACATAACAATATTAGTCTCAGAGGGCACAGACAACCTGCAAGGGAACGAGGCGCAAGACAAGATAATGAATGATCTCTTAAGATTAGTTAAGAAATATCCAGACGTGTGGATTGGTCTTGTGTCACACTTGCGGAAGACCCCAAACGACAAAAAATCATTCGAAGACGGAAGATTGCCTTCTCTAGATGATATAAAAGGCTGCCTTGCTAGAGACACGAAAATCTTGCTTTCGGACGGTACTTCTGAACTAGTCCAAAATTTAAAAGTCGGAAATTGCCTAATTGGTGACAACGGCCAGCCTAGGCAGATTTTAAAGTTAAAGCGCGGCTCGCAGCAAATGTACAGAGTGACAACAAAAACCTCAAATGATTCTTTCATTTGTAATGAAGACCATGTCTTGACAGTGTCGCGTAATGACAAATTATTTGATATTTCTGTAGAAGATTTCTTAAATAAAAGTGACAGTTTTCAACACAGATGTAAGCAACACTACAGCGAGGGTTATGATTTACCTCATCAAGAGCTTCTTATCCCACCTTACTCTTTAGGCGCTTGGCTTGGCGATGGCTCTAAATCCGCTTTCAGAATCATGGACGCAGCTCGCTTAGGTATTGTTGAAAGAGTGGCTAATGAGCTTGGCGTAGTCTTGAAAAGTCCAAAAGATGTCAACAAAGAATATTTCAACTTCATAACAGAAACAAAAGGAGAAATGCTTAACAAGTTGAAAGACCTCGCCTTGTTTAAAAATAAACATATCCCTTCAGCTTACCAATATGCCAGCAGAGCGCAGCGACTAGAGCTTCTTGCGGGCTTGCTTGATACAGATGGCTCTTACTCAACACGTGACAGTCATTTTTATTTCTACCAGAAAGAGCAAGAACTTGCAAAAACGGTGAAAAGCATTGCAAGATCTCTTGGCCTCTACAGTACCATGAGGTCTCAGATAATTTCAAGTGATTATTCTTCAAATGGCTCCGAGATATTTCAAGTCATGATCTCTGGGAATATTGATAAAATCCCTACGCAGAAGGTTAACAAAGTTGATAGACAGACCAATGCGTTAAAGAGAGGCATCACTGTTGAGGCGCTGGGTGTACAAGACTACTATGGTTTTGTGCTTGACGGCAATGGGCGCTTTCTTTTAGGCAACCACACCATCACCCATAACTCAGGCTCGACAAAACAGATTCCTTTTGATATTATTGCGTTTGCTCGACCGATGACTGCCGACAGCGTAGCGGAACAAAATTGCCTGAAAATGTCAGTTTTAAAAGCAAGAACAATGGGACTAACCGGTCGCGTCCCCGGTGCCCGATTTATTCCTGAAACGGGGCGATACATGGCTATTGATGAGGTTATAGAAAGTAACGTCACTAAAGTATCAAAGGATAGCAATGAAGAAGACTTCAAACAACTTGGAGGAAAAACCCTACCCTGGGATCAAGGAGATCCCGTTGAAATACTGTAAATGTGAAACTGTAGTGAGACTCCGCTCGCAGAATTTGAAGATCTGCGTTGACTGCGGTCAAGAGCGCCATTGGCCGTTAGACAGAGGTCAGCCCTCGCTGTTAATCAAAAACCTTAAAGGCTAAATTCATGCAGAATTCCGAAGATATCTTTGATGTTATTGAATATATCAACTCAACTTCTTCCACAAAACAAAAAGAAGAGCTCTTGGCGGCGATGCTGCCGCAGGACGAGTTTCGGCGCGTGCTCGTCGCTGCCCTGGACCCTCTGGTGACCTACGGCATCCTTCAAACGCCGCTCGTGGGGGCTGGCCAGGGGTGCTTCGACGAAGGCACCTGGAGGACGCTAGACGACCTCTCGACTCGCCGGCTGACAGGCCATGTGGCACATGAAGTTCTGGAGGCCGAATTCAGGGTGCTGAGAGCGTCCTCGCAAGAACTTCTCAAAAGGATCTTAAACAAAGACCTACGCGCCGGAATTGGAGCGGCTATCGTGAACAAGGCTGCCAAGAAGGCTCTCGGAAAGGGGATTATCCCGGCGTTTCCGTATATGCGTTGCTCTTTACCGAAGCACGTAAACCTTGGTGAGTGGCCTTGGGAGGAAGGCGTTGATAGTCAAGTCAAGATGGACGGCATGTTCGCTAATTTGAGCATTCCCAAGGACCCAGACCTTTTGCCGCAGCTGCACACTAGAGCGGGACAGAAATTCGACATGACCGGTCCCGCGTGGCAGGCATTGAGAAGAGAGCTACTATTCCTGAAAGACAGCATGCGTTACTCGGGGGAGCTGGGAATAATGCGTGGGGGCGTTCTGATGCGTAGGAAGGCCAGCAACGGCATTTTCAATAGTCTTCTGAAAGGCCGTGACGAATTGCCGGAAGGCTGCTCGATTACTTACACCCTTTGGGATGCGATCCCTCTCAGCGCTGCCGCCGAAGGTGTTCACGAAGACCCTCAAACTAGACGTAAGCAGACCCTTCAAAATCATCTCCTCTCCGTTAATCTGACCGTCGTTTCTTTCGTGGAGTATCGCACAGTCTTCTCTTACGAGGACGCGCAAGGGCACGCGGAGGAGGTTATGCAGCATGGCGGGGAAGGTACTGTCATTAAGCATCCTCGGGGGCTCTGGAAGAAAGGCACATCAAGACACGAAGTCAAGATCAAAGCAGAGCATGAAGCCGACCTGCGTATGATCGAGCTCACGCCTGGCACCGGCAAAAACGAAAAACTCTTTGGCTCCGTGAGATGCGGAACGGACGACGGCTTAGTGTACGTAGATGTGTCGGGCTTCACCGACAAGATGCGGGAAGACATTCACAGAAACTGGGACGCCATTTACGAAGGAAAAGTTATGGAAGTGACGTTCAACG